TGGGCGGCGAGAACATCATCATCCTGGCTGCTGCCGGTCCACAAGGCGCGCATGGCGCGCAAGGTGCAACTGGCGCGCAAGGACCGCAGGGTGCAACCGGAGCACAAGGCTTCCAGGGACCGTAATGTTCGGACTCGGCGCGCTCGGTATCGTGATTCTCGTTGTTGCCATCTTGCTGGCGCTCTACCTCATCAAGCGTATTTAGGAGGTGCGATGGCAAAACTGACAGCAGCACAACGCAAGCGGATTTCGCCCAAGAACGAGGCGGTGCCGTCCAAGGACAGCAAAAAGGGAGGCGCCGTCAGTGGCTCTTACCCGATTCCCGACATCAGCCACGCTCGTAACGCTTTGGCGCGCTCGAGTGGCAAGCCCGTTGCGGCGCAGGTCCGGCGCAAGGTGTATGCCAAGTACCCAAGCCTGAAGAAGCACTGATGGCAAACCTCAAGGAAGCCCTGGCAGCTCCCCGTCCAGAGAGGCGCTACGTCTTTGTGCAGTTCGCTACTCTCGATGAGTACGAGGACGCTCTGAACGGGTTTGCTCCCGAAGGGCCGTTCCAGCCCGACCGCATCGGCAGCCTGGAATACCAGGACCACGATTCGCCGTTTCCTATCGTGGCCCGCTTCGAGCTTGCCACAGAGGACGATGCAGGCTATGCTAGGTTACGTGCAACCGCCTCGCCATCCGAAGCAGAAGTCTCCACCGTCTAGCAAGGCTGTCTCCTCCGCTGCCGGGGCGGTTGCATCTGTCAAGAAGGTGCTCGCTACCCGCAAACGGAAAGGCTGTTCGTGAGCCATGCTTCCCTTCCCGTGCTCGCCGCTCGGGCGCCTGAGCTGGGTATTCACGCGCCGGTGGAACTCCCGCCGCTGGCAGGAGTGGATCTGGAGATGGCTGGCCTCGAGGAGAGGCGCATGGAAGCCTGGCGTCTCTATTCCTCCGGCCACACTCAGACCAGCATTGCCAAAAAGCTAGGACTGTCGCGTGCGACGATCCAGAAGTACCTGAGCGTCGAGGCGAAGCTCCGGCTTTCTCGGCTCGAGAACTCGGAGGAGGAACTTGAGAAGATCATCGGGCAGCTTGAGGCTATCCTGGGTCGATCCTGGAAAGCCCACCGAGACTCGTTCGGTACGGCACGTGGCAGCCTTGCTGCGTCCAACTACCTCCGACTATGCCTCGATTCGGCGCGAGAGATTGCTCGCCTTCGTGGGTTCGACTCCCTGGTGGCACGTCGTGGGGACACGGGGCCGTCTCGCACGGAGATCGTGGTGCGTATTGGCGGAACAGAGGACTTCGCGCCGGCTGTCACCGTTGGCGCACGCTTTATTGAGGGAAGCGATGAGTGATGGGGAAGAAGCAGCAACGGGAGTTGCGAGCAGCGATAGCCGCCTTCACGCTTGAGGAACTGATGGAGGTCCGGCAAGGTGCAGTCGATCAGTTCTTCCGTGAGAACGAACAGTTGTTCGAGATGCAGGCCGTTGAGTGCCAACCGGCAGAGAAGTACTTCGGGCCGTACACGGTCGAGGGCTGGCTGCTGGTCAAGTTGAACGTGGATGTGGGGGATGGCGTCTACGCCTTGCAGACCGTGACGAGTCCCACGATGTTGATGGGACACCTCGGTGGGCTGATCGCCTCGATAAACCTGAAGTGGGTAGAGGTGTTGAGGGGCATGGGCATGGAAACAGGCGAAGATGCCTAGAGTCGCAGCAGAGGAGGCTGTGCTGGACCGCGCAGTCTCTAAGTGGGTTCTCGACCTGACACTCCATCCCGGTCAGCGTGAGGTATGGGAATCGCCGGCACGCTTCAAGGTGGTTGCTGCCGGCCGACGCTTCGGCAAGACGATGCTTGCAGCCGCAAAGGCAATCGAGGTGGCAGCGTCGAAACCGGACGCCGTGGTGACTTGGGTATCTTCGTCACACGCTCAGAGCCGTATCGGGTTCCGCATGGTGGCTCGAGCCTTGCCGGCGCGCTCGAGGGAGCTGAACAAGACGCTGGGCGAGATTTACCTGTCCACGGGTGGGCGTATGATCTTCGGGTCCACCGAACGATGGGACAACCTTCGAGGCGAAGGCAACGACCTGGTGGTGGTGGACGAGGCGGCGTTCTGTCCGTCCGAGGTGTGGTTCAGCGTCTTGCGGGCATCCCTCGCTGACAAGAAGGGGTCTGCCCTGCTCATCGGTACCTTCAACGGCGAGAACTGGTTCTACGACCTGTGGCGCAACGCCATGAACCCTGCCAACACGGAATGGGCAGCCTTCAAGTTCATCACGGCCGACAACCCGTACATAGACGATGCAGAAATCGAGGAGTTCCGGCTCAACAACCCCAAGGAGGTGTTCGAGCAGGAGATGATGTCCTCGCCGCTCGCCTACTCGGGCGCTGTGTTCCCCGGTGAGCTGCTCGAGCAAGCCTGGGAGAACGGCAAGGGATTCCAGATGCCGGGGATCGTGCAGGCGTGGGTCAACAATCGCTTGATGATGGTCGAGCCTCAGACACCCGAAGGACTGGCTCGCAAGCGGAGCAGGGAGTGGATGACACCAGCGCCCATCAAGGAGTTACAGGACGTGGCGCATCGTGAGTTGATACGCCCCGTGACCTCGGCTGGGCTTGACTGGGGACAGAACGAATGTGCTCTCGAAATAGCCTATGAGACATCGGACGGGCGCTTGGCCTGGGTGGACGAGCACATCTGGCAGCGCATCGAGTTGGGCGCTCGTATGGACGACATCAGTCGCATCTGCACCGAATGGAACATCGAGATGATCTACGCCGACGCCGCCGGTGCGACGGAGAACGCCGCTCTGGCCGCTCACTTCGAGCAGGCGGGCATCCCGACGCTGATTCAGCCGGTGCCCTTCGCCACGTACAAACGTGTTGGGATTTTGGCACGTAAATGGTATTTGGAGCACGCCAACGAGGCTATTTCCGCAGCGTGTCCGCAACTTTTCATCGACTCGAAATCCTATGCCTGGGACAAGAAGTCCGGTGCCGGCGATGAGAAACCGATGAAGGGGCACGACCATACTGTTGATGCAGCTACCTGCGTGTACGCCGCACGATCTGATATGATCGGTCAGGTTGAGGAGGACTGATGGCTGAACCAAGCAAGTTCTTTGCGAATCTGCTCGCGGCGCAGAAGAAAACGCCGAGATGGCCGCCTGACGACCACACCAAGAAGCACTGGGACCTCATCAAGAGCTACCAGTTGCGCTACGACAACGACCGGCAGCGCCTCATTCAGTCCAACCCCAACATTGCCATTGTGGGACCACGTACCGAGGTGTATGTGCCGATCGGCTGGCCGCGGGAGCTGTGCCGGTTCAGCGCCGCCCTTCTGTTCTCCGAGACGCCGAAGGTGACATCTGACCAGTTCACGGACCTGGTGGACGACATCGAGCGTATTAACGACTTCGGTGCGTTCGCCATCCTCGGTGGCATCAAGACGGCGAAGGACGGCAACATCGGCATCCGTGTCCTCTACGACGAGGAAATCTCCAAGTTGCCGCTGCTCACCTTGGTTGAGGAAAACCAGATCATCTGGCATCGCAAGCACGGCACGTTCTACGTTGGCGGCATCGTCGTGCTCGAGCGCCAGTCCCATGAGAAGGGTGAGGAGAAGATCGTCTATCGTCTCCTCGAGTCCCACTCGACGGGCCTCGTGGAACGCAAGCTGTTCAAGGGTGACAACGGCGAGCTGGGGGATGCCGTCAGTCTCAAGAAGCTGCCGGAGTTTGCCGAACTCGATGACGAGTGGGAGACGGGCCTGGATTCTCCGACGCTCATCCCCTGGGAGAACATACCGGGTGCCGAGTCGGACATGTTCGGCTTGGGGCCGGTGTTCGACCTCATCAACGAGGCTGAGTCCCTTATGTTGGACCGTGGGCGCAAGGCCACACCCAGGGTGTTTGTGGACCGGAGCCTGGCCGACGAGACGGGCCGCCTCGAAATCGACGGCTTCATCCTGTCCGGTGGTAGCCGGTTGCGTGCGCCGCTGGGCACCGACCCCGGTAAGCTCATCAACATCGTCCAGCCCGATTTCTTGGCTGAGGAGCACATCAAATGGATGGACCACATCACCCAGCTCATGGTCACCGTCGCTGGGTACGCACCCCTGACCTGGGGTATTCAGGGGAATACCGCGACGATCCAGAGGGCGGTGTCGGGGTACGCAATGAAGTTGAGCCAACTCAGAACCCTCCTCAATCGGAGCGGAAAAGAGCACATGGCCCTACAGGCGATGGGCTGGGCCTTTGGGACGGCGATAGCCCTGGAGAAGAAGATCGAGACGGTCGCAGAGTGCTTGCCGGGAATCGAGCTGGGTGACGGCTTGCCGGCCGACCCTCTCGACGGCGCCCAAGAGGTGCTGTGGCTGCGACAAGCGCAGGCTGCCAGCACAGAGACGCTAGTCGAGACGATTCACCCGACATGGACACCGGATCAGGTGTCAAATGAGGTCAACTCCATCCTGGATGCCGGTATGTTCCCGCCCGGTGGTGCTCAGAGCCAGGGTGTCGGGCCGCTCGGGCAGCCCGTGCGTGACCTGCTGCGGCGTGTGACCGGTGATTCGGCTGCGGGTGGTGGCGTAGACCCAGGGGCAGCTCCGGTTGCCGGGTAATCGAGACATGAAGGTACAAAAACACCATGTCGGATAATCGAGACAAGCGCACTTGGGCTGAGGTGACTGACGCCATTGCGGGGATCCTGCTGCTGGGCGTCGGCGCCGTGGCTATTGGTCTGTTGGTCGTTCAACTGCTGCGGCTCGGGTTGTCTCGGGCTTACGCTGACAGACTCGCCATGCTCTTGGTGACCGAGGGACCATTCGTTGTGTCGCCCTTGCAGGTTCCTGGTCCGTGCGAGGAGTTCGAGAGACATCAGGCCGCTGGTTGGACGGCGTTGTTTGCAGTAGCAGCAGCAGATCGACTCCTACGAACAGAGGAGTTGAAGGGTCGTCCCGCCGACCGGGCGGTCGAGGCTGAGGCGACCTACTACCAACAGCACGTCGCCGCCGAGGAGCGCCGGCTGCGTGCCGCCATCATGCAGGATGCTGCTGCTCAGGTGATAGGTCAAGATGGGTTGCTGGGATGGCGGGCCGTGATTGACGAGCGTGTGACTCCAGAGTGCCGCTGGGCAAACGGGCGCAACTACAGAGCCGATCAGATGCCGGTTATCGGGTTTCCAGGTGCCGTACACGCGCGTTGCCGCTGCGCAGCGTCTTTCCCTCTACCAGGAGCACCCTTACTGCCTTCTATCTAGGTGGTGGCGACCTAGAACCTCAGTCGGTCATTACACTGGTGGTGACGTGACGAGCACGGGCCGGTACAACCTGGGAGGCAAGCATGACCACCACCAACACTGACCCCGCAGCAGTAGCGGCGGCAGCCGAAGCAGCGAAAGTTGCTCAGGCGGCCCAAGCAGCGGAAGCGGCGGCAGCGAAGGCACCGAAGTTCTCGCAAGAGGACCTCGACCATCACATAGCGCAAGCGAAGGTGAAGGCGAGGGAGTCGGGCGTGAAGGAGTTTCTGGAGACGCTGGGGGTGGAGGACCTCGAAGCAGCCAAGGCGACCCTAGTGGCAGCCAAGGCGGCAGCGGAGGCCCAAAAGACGGACTTGCAAAAGGCCACCGAGGCTCTTGCAGCTCTGACGAAGGAGCGGGACGAGGCGAAAGCCGGGACCGTGAGGGCGTTGGCGACGGCAAGCCTCGAGGGTGCGTTGCGAGATGCGGGCTGCAATGCAGGCCGTGTGGCTGCGGCGCTCAAGCTCGTTGAACGTGCAGGGATCACCGTCACAGGTGATGTGGTAACGGGAGCGGCCGATGCGGTCGCCATCCTGAAGGCTGAGGTGCCCGAGTTGTTCGGGACCACCAAGCCGGGAGGGGGCGCTGCTGATGCTTCTGCCGGGGGGGTGGTACTGCCGCCCGAGGAGGACATCACGAAAGGGATGACCGCCAGTGAGCGAGCAGATTGGCTGAAGAAGAACGTGGCCGGGTTCGACCGGTTGCGTTGAAATGACGTGAGGATCTGGTCCTCACCGACAGGGAGGGATACCGGCGATGGCTGGATTCAGGGAATCGTTACCAGCGTCTCTGCAAGCAATCTTGCAGAATGGACTGCTTGACCACGTGTTCGAGGACGCCCTTGTGGCGAGCTTCCTGTACGACACGCTGGCCGACGTGCGCCCCTGGGCGGGTGGCTTGGGTTCCACGTCCATCATGACTCGTGGTGGCCTGTTGACTCCGAACACCGTGCCGATCACAGGTAACGACGCTGCGGTGTCTGGGTACGGCTTCGAGCAGTACCAGCTCCAGATGAACCAGTACGGCGGGTCCATCGACACGAACATGGCGACGAGCGCAATGGCGCTGGCGTCCAAGTTCCTCGAGGACAACACCAAGCTGGGCATCATGGCCGCGCAGTCCCTCGACTTGGTGGCTCAGGCCAGCCTGTATGGCGCCTACTCCGGTGGGAACGCCTATGTGACTGGTGCCCAGTCCGTCACGACCCTGCCTATCAGTGACTTGACTGGTTTCGGTCAGACGCTTGTGGCCGATTCGACCACGAACACCAACGCTGCTGAGGGCAACCAGGGCGTTGCGGTGCCGTCGTTGGTGCAGGTGTCTAGCGGTAACCAAGGCTACTTCCTCAATGGTGTCCAGGGGATCTTCGGTTACACCGGTTGGTTACAGACGGGTCCTGCGGGTTCGCAGGGCACGGCCACCAACCCGGCTGGTCCGGGGACCTTGACGGGCTTGTTCCTTGGTGGTTCTGGTGCCCAGGGTGCAATGGCTGCTGGTCAGAGCGTTGTGACCTGTTTGCCCGGTTGCACGGGTGTCTACGGTGGGA